AATTTAGATAAAAAAGAAAACAGAGTAGTCAAAAGACTACTCTGTTGTGGCTCCCCCAACTGGGCTCGAACCAGTGACATCATGATTAACAGTCATGCGGTTTATTTCGAAAAAGTCAGTGTTTATCGGCATTTTCGGACTTTCAGAATGTTGTCTGTAGTAAATCTGTAGTAACTGTTGAAATTAAAAAAATATTTGCTTTTTTAAAAAAATTTTTTAAAAGGATTGCAACAGAAAATAATAAATAACAACAAACTCCCCTCATCCACTTTTTACGGCGGATGAGGGGGGATTTTTTTGCAATTATGTGTGTTTGAATTTTAGATTAGCCAAGTGCCTTTTTAGCATTGGCAATTTTGTTGTCCTTGGCTCTGATGCCGTCATTGATGAGATGATAGATAGCGTTGATTGTCTTTTCGCCGACAATACCATCAACTGTAACCTTACCTGCTCTCTGTGCCTCTTTAACAGCTTTAAGAGTGCCGTCACCGAAACCGTTCGAGTTATCGACCTTAGTCTTGATAATTTTCATGTTGTACAAAGTAATCAACTGCTTCTTAAAAGCAAGTGTTGCCGTATTGTGTGCGCCGTATTTAATCATTTCCTCATTCTCCTTATTTGATGTTTTACCGCCGAGCTGTGCGGTTACTTCGTCTGCAAGATTGCCAAGCCTGTTATAGAGCCAGTCACCCGGGCAAGATTTATTTGCAAACCACCTATGTACAGTCAAGACCATTTCGCCTGATTTTGGCGAATAGTTTAAAGTCTTGTCCTCATTGCCAAACCAAAGCAGTTTAGTCTTGCCGTTACGCTTGCAAATGTCAACGCATAGTGCAACAAGTTTGTTATACACCTTGCTGTTCATGGTGTACGGAGCTACCGTGTCGCTTGCACATTCGATTGTGACTGCACGCTGGTCATTTGCGTTTGATGAACTGCACCAAGAGCGATTGCCTTCATCAACACAAAGCAACACTCTGCCGTCATAGCCGATTCCGTAGTTACAGCTTGCCTCACAGGCTGTATTCATAAAGATATTACCGAGGGTTTCGACACTGCACTGACCAACTACACAATGCGGAGTAATGCGGTCAATACTGTGTGTGCGTTTACCGCTGTGGTTTGGGCTTAATTTTGTGTAATTAACAAGTTTTGAATTACTCATAAAATTATTCCTCACTTTCGTTTTTATTTTATGCACTCCCCACTTTTACTACATTTTTTAATATGGTATAATTCATAATAGAAGGGAGGTGAATCATATGGAGTTGATTTTAAAAGAAATTGAACGGGCATTAGGCGCTAAACTATACTATTTAGCGTTGCAAGCTTCTCTAACATTACCCGATATTTGTGGAGCACTGCAGTCAAATGACGGCGTAGCAAAAAAACATAAATATATTACTTGGTATGACACTTACGCAAAAGAACCGGGCGATCTATCTATTTCCGGCGAGGATTGTTACTATTTTCGTTGTTCATATGTGCATCAAGCACAAACCACACACGAAAATTCTACATATTCACGAATTATATTTTTAGCTCCAGCTTGTCAAGGCATAACTATGCATAACAATGTTATAAATGATGCCTTAAATATTGATGTTAAGCTTTTTTGCAATAATATTCTTAATGCAGTACGCAAATGGCAGAAATTGATTAAAAATAATGAAAACTATAAAAGAAATTACAAAAATCTCATTAAGCTTTACCCAGATGGACTTCCACCATATATAACCGGCATACCCGTAATTTCGTAACAATAATCTAAAAAACATAGATAGTCCAGAAGAAATTTAATTTTCAACTGGGCTATCTTTTTATTTTAGTTAGTTTTCCGAAACTTCGGGCAGACCTGCAATGCTTGTCAGCACAGAAAGCACGCCTGCAAGCAGAGATGCCGAGCCTACTGCGACCCAGTTTACATCTGTCATAACGACAGACACACCGATTGTTGCAATAGCTGTCTGTGCGACTGTTTTAATTGCTCTAACCGCCGTAGCTTTCGCCCAATTTTTGGTGAAAATTTTTTTCATTTTTAATCTTTCCTTTCGCTGATTTTTTCGAGGTCATCAATTCTGTGATTTGCGACCTTAATTTCTTCGTCCACAACCGCGTTGTGCTGTTCAATCGCATATGTACGCTCGATGAGGCTGTTATGCTTGTCAACCTTTTTTTCGAGCTGTTCAATGCGATAGTTCGACATTTGACTGTTAATCACAATACCGCCAAGAGTACCCACCGCAGAACCTGCAAGCGTGATTAAAGCGATAATAATTTCAGTTGTCACTTATTCGACCTCACTTTCGACAGGCTCGTCAACGGTTGGATTGTCGCCCCAAACTGCCATGACAGCGTTATAGTATTCATCAGACAACACCGTTTTGAGCTGTTCTCTGCCCGATTTGCTGTTCATGTATGCGTTGCGGATGTTTCCGCCGACCTGCATTTCTTCACCGTTAAAGATTAAAAACTGCTGTCTGAGTACCGACACGCTGTCCTTTGTGAGCATATCGAGTGTGATTTTTTCTTTAAGTTCCATTTTTCATACCTCCGTTATTTAATTTTGTACAAGCAAATCACATTAATTTGCTCGCCGTCTGCGAATGTATATGCGGTCTTATCCTGAGTCGAAAACTGTAGCCAAGTGTTATTTTTAGGTACTGCAAATTTAAAAATCTTGCCGAGGTTTGAAATGCCGACACAAAAAACATCGTCCACAGAAATGCACTTGTATGGTAAATCAATCAGCGGATATGAACTGTTTGCTCCAATTGTAACAGCATTCATTTTGACGGTTGCACTGACGATTACGATGTCGCCAATCGTCTTATATGTACAGCTTGCACTTTTGATTTTATTGGTAATGGTTGAATAAGGCGTAAGCTTTGATGTTCCGCTTTCGATATTTGACGAATCGTATTTAGTTGCAAGAAGCTTGTCCGTTTCTTCTGATGAGTAGGCTTCGTTTGCGTCGTAATAGAAATCGTTCAGATATTTAACGCTCGGATAATTAGTGCTGCTGTCTGTAATGTCCGTTTTGGAGCTCACTTTGTTTGAATTGTCTTCTTTTGGTTTAAGTGCATTGGCTACGTCTGTTGCGTTTGCCTTGCCTGTAAGAGCTTTCTCTGCCGTCTGCATTCGTGCTGATAACTGACTGACCGTGCTTTTATCAGCTTTGTCAGAAACAGACGAATCAATCCCGTTAAGCCTTGCTCCAAGTGAATTATGACCGCCTCTTGCTGTGGCAACCTCTCGGCTGATTTCGGCAAAACTGCCAGCACTTTCGCTATCTATCTTGCTGTTCTCAGCGAGGCTCGGTGTGACTTTAACTTTTAAGGTCAGCGGAGTATTTAACACCTGCGTTTCGCCATTTGCAATCTTAATTTCGATTGCCAAGAAGCCCGACATAGACTTGAAATTTTCGAGCGGAACAGTAATAACATCCGCTGTGCTGTTCAGTGTGCAAGCGACTGAATCTGAAATTAAATATCCGTCCGTCGCAAAGGTTGCAGTTACTGTGCAGTCTGCAAAGGTCAATTTTTCACCGCTGGCCGTCAACATTACATCGAGATAGCGGACTGCTTTGTCATTTACATTTGCAATTGCAACAATATTCGGTGCGTTGCGGTCATTTACATCAATTGTAATTGATTTATGTTTTATGCTAATTGCCATTATCTTCTAAACCTCCTTTGAATTTTGAGCAAATCAGACATTGACATACTTAAGTCGCCGATTGTAATTTCTTTGTATTTCTGAGATACACTATCGTAGACCGTTTTTGAAATTCTTCGGTTCAAATTCGTGCCGTCTGGCATTACAACCGTCACTTCATCATAAAGTTTGATTGCGTGCATTTTAGTGAGCTCGTTTTCAAGAGTTACCCTTATACTCAGGGTTTCCGCTGTCTGTTCTGTTGAATAGTTATAATCGGCAACGGCATTCCGCAAGGCATCTCTGACTTCTTCGTAGTTTTCGCCGGTGCTTGGATTTAAAGTATATTTTTTGATTTTACTTGTGCAATCATACAAATATGTGTTTTTTATGCTCCATTTTAAACCTGTTTCATACGGTTCAGGGCTTGATACGACAACTTCTTTATTATTCGTAGTGTTGCATCGTGCGTAAGGCATAACATGTGTATAGTAGTTGCCAATTTCAGCAGTCTGCTTATAATCTGACACATTAGCGCCGAAAGCTATACGATAGCCATTTTTCGCCCCTGCTGTACTGATTTTTTCAAAATGAATATCAAAATTGTTAAAATACAAAACACTGTCAAACTGATTTATCAACCCTTCGTCATCGTCTTTGAAAATGTCCTCAAACTTTACTGCCTGTGAATAGCCTAAGGAGATTCTTTTTTTGGCTGTGATTGATGAGCTAAAACTAAACCACTTATATGGGGCCTCCGTAAACCACATATACAGAGGTTTCCCTACCTGGCTGTAATCTCGCATGAAGTGGTCAATTAATTCTTTCGGTGTGCCATACATCGAACCGTCTGTCGCACGAGGAATTGTGCCATTTTGAAAAAACATTCTTGACACATGTTCGCCCGATACGGTCAAATCACCGTTTTTATCGACCTCTATTTTCGTGATGTAAAAGTACTGTGGTTCAGATACATTGTTTACTTTTGCTTTAATATATGAGGTTATTTTAATTTTGGGCGCAAGCTTATCTGTGCTTTTAATTTTTGCACTAAAGCTGTATGTGCCATTTTGCTCCATTGTCACCAAAAACTCGGTGCATTCAGCCAAAAAACCGAAACCGTTAGAATCGAACAATGGTGTTGAATTTTTGTAATAGTCAGCAATATTGTACAAAATAGGGTACATTACAATCTTCTCCAATTCGGCTTAATTTCAATATCGGTAAACGCATTTGCGCTTTTCCCTGAGAGTTTTATTTTATTCCAACCGGGCAAAAGCTTTGGAAACTCTGTACAACTTATGCAATTGTTCGCCAAACTCGTGCCGTTATCGAAAGAAGCGGACTGCTGTTCGGAATCAAGCTCAATATAATCCTTATCCGATGATGTTTTAACTGTTAAAGTTTGACCGTCATTAACCGTCAGCGTCAACGGATTAACTTTTGTGCCTTTATTGATAATCTTGATGAAAGGCTCGGCTGTGTATTTTTCGGGGTTGTAAATTTTGATTTCCGCCGTTTGTGTCGAGGTCAATTTTGGCTGGATAATCTCTTGTCCTAAATCGCTATACCAGAACGGCACTCGGCTGAAATTTATTGTTGTTGACAAACAAAGAGGTGCAACTTCTTCTATTGGCTCAACCCCTGTGCAAATCGCTTTTGTATAATAACCGGGGTTATATGAATTCCTAAAGATTTTATATTCACCGTCCCAAACAGTAAGCCATTCAGCAAACGCTCTTACAAGCTCTGCATTGCTTTCGTTTGGCACAATGTACGGATAACTGTTGACCTCAATCTGCATTTCAACATTATCGAAAACACCATTGTCAGAAATCACTCCGCCGTTTGTGCCGTAGACAGGGGTAAAATCAAAACTGCGTTTCGCTATTTGATATTTGGGAGGTGTAGCTATAAAAAATCCCAATGTCCGCAAATTGGTGCCGTTATATGTAAAACTATGCCTCATCTTTAACCTCCCCATTTTGATACTTCACAAACAAGTGTCTGCATGATCGCATTTGATACACGGCGGTTAAATTCGTCAACATCCATGTCATTATTGATATTTACATCGCCTGTGAATTGAATCTCAATCGTAGGTGAATTTGTCACCGATTTCAACATTTGACCGTTTACCGTTGCATTTTGACTTTGGGTGCGAATGCCCGCGAATTTATTGTTAATCGATCCGATTGGATCACCTTCAACAGCTGACAGAGCTCTCGAAGTTAAAGACCTTACTGTTTTTTGCGTTTCTTCAATTTCATCCTCAATGCCAAGACGGTAGCCTTCACCAAAATATCTACCTAACTTTCGAGTTTTTCGGCTTGGCGAACGTGAATCCTGTGCTTTTGCAGCCGCTGTAATATTAGCCTTAACCATTTGTGCGGCTGGATTATCTTCACCGCCAAATAATGTGACTAACATATCAATTATGCCGTCAAAATAACCTTGGTCAAACATTTCGGCCAACGATTTACCATCTGCGTATGTATCTCCAACGCCATCTTTTACTGATTTCTTTACAGCTTTACCGCCTTTTTTAAGTTTTTCTTTTGACTCTTTACTTTCAAGCGTGTCGGCAGCTCCGTTAACGCCTTTTTCAGCCGCATCTTTACTATTGCCTTCAAGTTTATTGAGTTCACCGGTTGCTTTATTGACAAGCTCTTTTGCGTTGTCAACCATTTTTTGGGTAACACCCGGTTGATTTTCGTCCATTGCAGTTTTTAATAACTCATAGTTTGCGGTAAAGTTTGCAAGCTGATTTTCAAGGCTCTCTTTCGAGCCTGTTTCAGCATCAATAAAACCGTTTTTGATTTTCTGCTGTTGCGCATTGATTTCGTCAGCTTTGCCTGTTGCAATTGCGGCAACCGTGCCGTACATATCGTTGTATTTAGCAAGCTCGATTTCTGCTCTTTCCTGCAATTCTTCGGCTTCTTCAATTTGGTCTTTTGTTACGCCTTCAACACCGTCTTTGTATGCCGCTCTTAGATTCTCGGCATTTGTCTTAAAATCATTGACCTGCTGTTCGAGAGCATCTTTGTTGCCGGTGGTGTAAGTGATTAAATTATTTGACAAGTCCGACATTGCGGCTTTAATTTCTTTTGTGTTACCTTTAGCATTTGCCGCTGTGAGATTCTCATAATTTTGGATTGTGGTGTTATAATCAACTACTTTTTTCTGATATTCCTTATACTTGCCATCTGCTTTGTCAAACTCTATTTGTTTAGCCTTTAAATTGTTTTTGGCTTCATTTTGCGCCTCGCTGTAAGCTCTTCCGACGGATTTTGATAAATCTTCAAAATGTTTATACATATTTTCGCCGTTTTGAAAATCTTTGAGTATTTTTTGGTAATACTGCTGAGATATTTTGCCGTTTTCAAAACCCCAGCCTGCATATTTCAAAGCCGTTTGACCTGGCGAAAGTCCAGTGACACTCATTTGTGTAACTTTTGCCTTAGCTAAACCTACATCTTTTTGTGCACTTTTTTTTGCTACATAACCATTTGTAACATCATTTTTTGCGCTTTTTAAGCCTGACACAGCAGTTTGATAGGGCTCTTCAAGTGCCGACAACATTGCAAGCGCTTTTTTTGATTCAAGCGCTTTATCTATAGAGCCTTTAAGGTCTTTATAGGACTGAATAACATTACCGTTCCAAGTGATTTCATCGTTTGTAACTCGGCTCAATTCATTGGTAATAAATTTTGCTCTGTCCTCGTAACCTTTCTTGACTTTACCGTTTTGGTCTACAATGCCTTGCAATTCGCCCCACAAATTGTCATAATATTGAAATTCGCTTTCAACCTCAGCCGCTGCATTTTTTTTGCTCTGAACATATTCATCATTGGCATCTTTCAGCTCTTTGATTTCTTCTTTTGCTTTTTCTTGAGCTTCGTTAAGTTCTTCTTGGGATTGTTTTGCACTGTCGTTAGCCTCTGAAAATGCCCAAATTTCGCCTATAGCACCAACAACTAAACCTGCAACTAATCCCCACAAATTTGCTTTTTGAGCAGTGTTAAGTCCCTCTTGTGAGATTTTAGCGGCATCTGTTGCCGCTTTCAAAGACTTGTAAGCTCCCCACAGATTTTTGATTTCTGTAACTATTTTAGTAGTCTTTTTACCCGACCAAATAGCAGTAGTTAAAACACCAATCTGTTTTAGCGTTGGAATAATATCATCTGTATGCTTGCTCGCAAATTTACAAAGTTTTTTTACTTCGGGGAATAATGATTTGCCAATAGGATTAATAACATCAGTTTGCACCGTTCTGCCAAGGCTTGCCCAATCAGCTTCAACATCATCATATTTGATGTCTTTAATCTTTTTCATGGCATTTTTGGTCTTGTCGGCAGAGCCATTAACTTTCATTAAGGCTTTTACGCCGTCAATGCCCAAATCTTCCCACATCGTACCGAAGAGGTCAACGCCTGCCTGATTTTGCTTGACCTTATCGTCCATCTCAAAAAGAGCCTTTAAGACTTCTGATGTTGCTGATTTTGCGCTGTCTCCGCCTTTTGCAAATCTTGCCTGCAAATCCTCAATACTACCTTTTGCGCCTTTACCTGCTGATTCGAGATTTGCAAGATTTTCTTTAGCAGTTTTTAGCGCCTTTGAATATTGTTCAATTTTATCGGCATTTTTTTGCTTTGTTAATTCGCTCGTTGAATTGTTAAAGCCTTTTTGCTCCTCTTTTGCATAGTAAAGATTTTTTTCGAGCTTTGCGACTTCATCCTTGGCTTTTTTAATGTCCTCAGCCGAGGCTTTTGCGCCGTAGCCGAGAAGAGCAAATCCCTCCTGCGTACTCGAGGCTGTGTCCTTAGAGCGGATGCCAAATTCTTTCATTGCATCGCCGAGCTTGTCGATACTGAAAGTACCTGCGCTCGAACCATTTTCAAGCGAGTTAAAAAACTCGTTCGCATCGTAACCAAGCTGTTTATAATGTACGGAATATTCGTTGATTGTGTCGAGCAAATCGCCGTTTTTATTCAGACCTTTTTGACTGCCCTGAGCAATAAGATTAAACGCTTCATCGCCCGTTACGCCAAACTGCTCCATAAGCATGTTGACCGCTCTCAATGTTTCGATAAAATCATAATCGTATGTATCTCTCAATGTAAAGAGATTTTCGGTCATATCTTTAAGCTTACTTGGATTGGTCTCGTTCGTTGTCTGCTTAATTAAAGCAAGGACATTTGCAACTTCTTCCTGAGATTCGCCGAAATTTCCCTTGTAAACATCTTCAAGCACACTTTTGTATTTGGTCATCTCCTCGGCGGTCAAGCCTGCTTGTGCCTGCAAAGAGTTTAGCGCCTTTTGTTCGCCGTTTGCGCTTACAATTGCGCCTGTAACAGCTCCGCCAATTGCCGTTGCTGTAGCAGTAGCTTCTTTTAAGGCATCACCAACAGCGGATCTAAGTTCATCGGCTGATGATTTAACACCGTCCATTTCCTTTTTGATTTTTGACAAATCGGTGTTGTTGGACTTCGTTTCAAACCCCTTAAAACTATCGCCTGCTTTATCAACGCTTGTTTCAGTTTTTGACATCTCACTTCGGGCAGATTCGAGGTTTATTTCGTTTGCTTTTTTCTCGGTTTCCGCAAGCTGTTTAGTGAAAGTTTCAAGTTTGCTTTTTGCTTTTTCAACCTCACGCTGATAAGCTCTGTACTGTTCGGTTGAGATTTCGCCGTTTTTTGCCTGTTTTTCAACCTGATCCTGTACATCAAGCAATTGACTAAGAGCAGACTGACTCTTATCAATCTGCTCTTTCAATACTTCTTGTTTTTGAGCGAGCAGAACGGTGTTTTCAGGGTCAAATTTTAACTGCTTATTAATCGCAGTCAGTTCTCTCTGCAAGCTCGAGGATGAGGACTGCACAGCTTTTAAAGATTTCTGCAAATCCATTGTATCGCCGGCAATCTTGACGGTGATGCCTTTAATCGTTGACGCCATATCTGTCCTCCAGTCTTTTGTATCTGTTCATAAACTCGCTATACTGCTTTTCCAAGATTTCTTTACTTTCAAATCTTTCTTTAACGAAAGGCAATACAGATTTCATTTTCCGATATTTTTCTTCATCTTCGTGGATATTCTTATTGTTTCGTAATGCGAAATAGGTTTCGACATAATCTAAGACAAAACCTATTGTAAATTTCTGTAGATCAGCGACAGTCAGACCGCACCTGACGGCATAGGATAAGACTTCCTTTGCCGTCAGGAAAGTTTTAAATCCGTTTAAGTTGCTGTCGCTGTCGCTGTCACTTTTGGGCTGTCGCTTTTAAGGCTGTCAACAATGAGATTGATGATTGTGTCTGTCGCCGAAATAGCGTCCTTAATGCTGATTTCTTTCGCCCAAGTCTTAAAGTTGGGAATTGTATCGTCTGCCGTCTTTGCCGCTGCCCATAAAAGCTTTACAGCAGAGCCAAATTTAACATCATTGAGGTTCTTAACGAGAATACGGTCGGCATCACGCAAAAAGCTGTGACCTTTGAATGTGTCCTCGTAGATGAGCATTGTGTAAGCCGTAACCTCAACCTCAACATTTTTATCGTTAATAACAACTGTATCTTTCATACTTAACCTTTAACCGCCTTAGATGAGTTTGTTGATGCCTGACTTGCAACCTTAACCGTCGGGATTACAACAGATTCGGGCAGGGTGTCGGCATATGAGGTGTAACGCACAAAATCATTGTCAGGACGTGGCTTTGCTGTGACCGTAAAGGTCGGGAACTGTGGGTCAAAGTTACCTTCCGATGTTTTATCGTTTCGGCTTGCCCTTGCAGCTACGCAGTCGAAATATGTGTCAATCTCGTAGAGCTTGTCGCCTTTGTATGTTTCCTTTGCAGCAAGAAGAGCGAATCTCGGCATTACTTTGATACCGCCCTTTTCGATGATACCGCCCTCAGTTGCTTCATCATTGCCGAACCAATCTTTTTCGATGTCGTCGACTGCTGAAATAAGCTCAAGACTGATTGTATAGCCGCCGTTCGCACTCGCTACAATGATAGGCAAGCCGTCAGCGTAAATTGTGTTCGAATCGCCGATAGGTTCAGCACCGATACTTCTGCCGCCTGCCTTATCAGACTTAAACCACACGGGCTTACCATATGTGATTTCGCCTGTGGCGCCTTCTGTCAGCACAGCATAACCAACTTTTCTGATCGTTTTATTCATAAAATAAGCACTCCTTATGTTTTTAAATTCTTTTAATTCCGCTCAAATCACCGCCGCCAAAAGCTTCCGATGATTTAATGAGCTTTTTTATTCCGGCTTCAAATTCATTATGGATTTTTTCTGTAGCCGGAGTAATATGCACCTTCGGTTGTACCGTTCCGCCTTTTTTGCCTCTTTTTCTACGAGTTTTTTCGAGGAGGTGTGTAAGCCGGTACTCAGGCTTAGCGGCATAAACTGTTTTTTCATAGAATCGAAATGTTTCGTTTGTGACCTTTAACCTAAATGATTTGCGATATTTTTTTCTTTTGCCGACAGGTGCATTTTTCTTGATTTCGTTTTTGAGTTCTTCGGCTTTTTCATCAACCAACAACCGCACGCCCATCTGCACATCAGTCGAATAGGTTGACAACTCTTTTGATAGGGCGTCTCCGAGGCGGTCAATACCGACTTTTTGGTAATTACTCATCAAAAGTCACGCCCAAAGTGTAATAGCTTACGCAAAGTTTATTGGTTGTGTCCCACGCTCGATTCGGTTTTTTCCAACCTAAACCGTTTTCGTTGAGCCACTCCTCAAACTTCGTTTCGCTTGTGTGGTCATCTCTTGCGGTGTAGAGTTCTATGATGATTTTTGCAGTTTTCCAAAGACATTTACCGTCTGCGTAAGTTCCTGTTTCTTCATCTTTGAAATAAACAAGATAGGGTGCAGGGGTTGATTTGTTGTAATCTGCCTCTACACATTTAAAGCCACAAGACTTAATAAGTTCGACAAATTCATCGTAATTTTTAAAATACATCTTCTGCACCACCCTCATACAGCCCCCTCTGTGACATGCTCAAAATCGAGCAAGGGGGATTTTTGCTCTTATCATGCTGTATCTGTTCGATTTTAAACCTTGTGCCGTCAATGATGACCGCCATATCCGTTCTCAAAGTTTCATCTTTGTGGATATGGATAACTTTTGACAGTTCAATATCGTTCTGTTTTGCTCCGTAAAAACGAGTTACACCGATTTTTTCGTTGCCAAAACGATATTTTTTCAGGCTGTCGGCGATGATGTCATCGTTTTCGTCGGTTTCATAGATTTTCGCAACGCCGTCATTAAAGGTTAAAAAATCTATGTTATTCTTCAAAATCATAGCTTTTCACCTCATATTCCTGCCTTAATTTCAGAATTTCGCTTTCAAAATTATGGTCGAACATTTCAACAGCGTTCGAGTAAGCATAACGGCAGTAATCAAACAGCAAACTTCTTGCTCTTGTTGGTCTCTCAAAATCCTCATCAGTTAACAGAGGGTTATAATCGCGGAGGTGCTGTTTTCCATTGGCTATAATCAGTTCAATTTTTAACTTTGTGCTTTCATCTGTTTCGATGTGCTCACGGTCAAAATCGAGCATATTAACTACATCGTTCATAATTCCCATTGTTCAACACCTCCGCAATAAATTAAACTGTTGTTGTCTGATTGAGAGTTACCTTAATTTCAGCAGGATTGAGCGCCGAAATATCGAGCTTAATAAAATCGTTCGTATGAAGCGAAAAGCCTGTTGCGTAAGCCTTAATAAGATAAACTCTGTTGTCTTCGAGGAACTGATACTGGTCAGAGTAATCAAGCTTACCTTCCTTACCTGTTGAGAGGCAGGCTTTATATCTTGAAAGCTGACCAATAACAGCCGTGCCTTCTGTCACCATTTCTGACGGATAAACATTCGTCGGGAAGGGGAAGAGGTTGTTCTTGAATGAGCCGTCGGTTGCAAGCACCGTAGTCGCAGGAATAATCTTTGTGAGATAGTCCACAGGATTAACGATGAGGTCAACCGATGTGATGTTGTTTGTCTTGCCGCCCTTGCCCTTCGCAAGCTTGGCAACAACATCCATATACGACTTAATGTCAAGGCTTGTGAGCTTTGTTGCTGTTTTTTCGGTATATGCACCTGCCTTTACAGCACCCTCAGGGTCCTTGAGCATACCGATAGGTTTGCCGTTACCGTCGCCGTTAATAAAGCCATCTTCAAGAGCATAAGCAAGTGCATCGGCGAGGATTCTGCGGACATATGCGTCGATGTATGTAGCGCCAAGGTCGAGTATATCCTTCGGAACAGGGATAAAGGCACTTACCTTTGATGTTGAGAAATCCTTTTCCTGGATTGTGCCGGCAAGCTCCTGTGTGATTTTTGAGCTTAAAGCGCCCCACGCGGCGAGCTGTTTTGTGTCTGTAGCAAAGATTGCCTTAACAGAGCCGTATGTGTTTTCGATGCCGATTGCATCAAGCAGAGGATGATTGTTTGTAATATCCTCAAGCACTGTGTCAAGGATTGTCTGCGGAATTGTAACATCAAGACCTGTGAGTGCCTGCTTAACATCAGCAGATTTTGCCGCTGTGACAAAATTATTATAGAACTTCTGCTCTGCCGATGTAAGCTGTCTGAATCCTCTCTTTGCAAGGATTGTGTTGTCGGCGGTTTCGCCGATTTCCTGTGCGACCTCAATGATTGACTGCTGAATACTATCAGCATAGGCATTGAGAGCCTCGGTCATTTTTGCTTCATCTTTGGAATCAATGGCAGTTTTCAAGTTCTGCGCAAACTTTGCTTTTGCGTTCTTAATCGCATCAAGATTCTTCATTTTTTAAATCTCCTTTATAAATAAATTTTTGTTTTTGAAGTATTCTTCAATAAAGCCAAAGCTATCCTTTTCTTCGGGATTTTTCAGTTTGGGCTCAGGTGGTGTCTGCTGGTCAGGCTTTGCACCAAGCATTTTTGCAAGCTCTGCCGCTGCCTGTTTTGCTTTTGGATTCTTCTTTTGCTGTGCATCGTCAACGATTTCTTTTGATTCGGTTAAATCAACCGGATCAAGAATTTCGTCACACAAGCCGATGTCAAAAGCTTCCTGCGCAGTCAAAAATGTTCCTGCGTTGAGGAGCGGCTCGAGGGTTTCTCTCGTGAGCTTATCGCCTGCGTGTACAAGGTAAGAGTTTGTACTTGCTTCACTGATTTTGTCGAGCTTGGTTGCAAACTCTCTATGCTCTTTCGCATTTCCGTAACAACCGCCGATTGCGTGATGAATCATCATTGTTGTGTTTGACGGCATTACAATCTTGTCAGCCGCCATTGCAACAACAGATGCGATTGAACAAGCCATGCCGTCAATGTATGCAGTGACCGGCACACTCTGCCGTTTGAGCAAATTGTAAATTGACACGCCCTCGTCGACATAACCGCCGAGTGAGTTAATGTAGAGTTCAATGCCTTCAATTTCGCCTGCTTTTTCAATCGCCTTGCGAATATATTCAGCGCTTGTCTTGGATTCTACGAGGTCGCCCCAAATATTCAAGTAACTCGGCTCGATTTCGCCATAAAGATATATCTGCAAGACACTCTGATTTTCAGCAATCTGCTTGATGTTGTAATTTCTGTCCTTCATTCATTCACCACCTTTCAATGCGTTTTCCGCTGTTTGATAATTTTTCGTAATATAATATTCATTCGCCCATTTTTCGGGGCAAGGGAGCATATTGCAATATTTTTGAGCCCGTGCAGGTGTCAGCACACCGCTGGCAATTGACTTATCAAGATTATTCGCCTGACTAATCGCATCAATGTGTCTGACTGTCGTTGTGTCAATTAAGAGATAATTACCGTTGCTAAATTCGGTGCTACCGAATCTCTTTTTTGTAATCTCTTGCTCAAACATATTTGCAATCGGATCAATTGCATTTCCGATAGCACAATCCATAGCATCCGAGAGTTGAGAGGCTTCACCGCTTAAAATTGCCGGCGGAATGTGCAAAGCGTTTCCGACAATCGTGTACGCCTCAGTTTTTAACTTCTGAATATCATTAATCTCGCTGTTCGTAGTCTTTCCGGCATCGGTTGACGGCTCGGTGTAGTGCATGCCTTTGTACAGAGGCATAACGGCGTTCTTATTCGCGTAAAACGCTTTAAACTGCTTTGCCAAAACTTTGTTGTAAGTTTCAGCGAAGTTTTCGTCGCCGAAGCTGTAATTATCCATCTCTAAGATGCCTTTATGTCCGACAGCTTTGTTATATCTTTCTTGAGCTGATAACATTAACTGCTCGTAAGTGTTGCACATATCCGATAACAAGCCGTTAAGAGCAAAGTTGTTATATCTGAGGTAAATTACCTCACTTTCAGGAAAAATGCGCTGATATGTAAAATTTCGGCAAGTAACGCCGCTGAATGTGTCGTCAATCAAAGCGTGTTCCGTTCTCGAGAAGCTATCAGCAATCATAAGCTGATTATCGGCAGTTTCAACAATTAAAAGCTCATTGTCAAAAATCAGTTTAGCCACAGCTTGTGTAAAAAACTCGATTTTTGTTTGATGTTTGTTAGGTGCATAGTTCCACAGATAGTATTCAGCTTTGCGACTTTCTCGGTTATTGTTTACCGTCACAAATTCACATTTTGCCAAACTTCGAGCGATAAAATCAATCGCTGTAAATAAGGCAAGTTCTGTCAAGTGGAATCTCTGTTCATCAACTGTCGAGCCGTCCTCGTTAAATTCCGCTGCAACGGCATCTTTTTTAAAGAGATTTTTTACCCAGTTTATCACTTTCATCTTTTCACCTGCCTTTAAAATACAATTGCGTTAAAGCAATTCTCGATTTCATCAACCGTCATCGGCTGATTTTGCTTCAACAAATCAAGCTGTGTATATGCTGCGACAAATGCCATAAATCCATCTGTTTTTCGTGATTTTGGTTCGATTTTGCCATATATGATATTGCCGTTTTTATCCTCAATTGCCGATGTATTGTTCGTGTACCAGCGCATAAGTGCCGAATCACCCCAAACAATACGATGATTAGCGAAATCCGAAGCAATCAGAGGAGCTACAAGCATTTTATCTGACGGTCTAACCAATTTGAGATTATTTCGTCCTTTACGGTCACACTCAAAACCTAACTGCATTAACGGTTCTTTGAGCAAAGTGTATCGGTAACTATCCAATGCTCCGCCGACGATGTTGTAATGCTTTTTCTGCTCTCTCAACCAGTCAGCTACGATTTCGGGAGGTATTTCCGCCCCGTCAACCCTTTGTAAATCAGGCTGTTGAGCATAAGGAAATTTAATTCTGCCTAAATCAGCGGATTGCGAACAATACCACGAAAACGGCTTCCATGCGATTGAGCCGTCAATCAAAAACATTAAGCCAATTCCCAAAAAGTCAGTAGTTTTTGTGTAATCAATGCCAAAAACACACGGCTTACCTTCAAGGTCGGGGAGAGGCCTGTTCGTTGCTTTGATATTTTCCCATGAGGTAACAGGATGGGCTTCTGTGCCTTTTGGGATATTCATACGCTTAGTCATAAAAGATGAATTGTTTACCTTATCACGCTTCCAATCCTCGAATTCCTTTTGAATTTCTCTCAATAGGTTTGGAAAATATTGCAACGACGGATTTGCTTTGTACCAATTTTCTTGCTCATATACCTCTTTTTCATTATCTAACCTGCATATGAAATAAAGAGTGCCGTTGTCAGGTGCATCACCATTCAACACTTCAAGACCGGCGGCAAGCTCGTTGTCAAGTGGTCCGTCCCGAACCTCTCCCATGGTTGTAATTGTTGTTCTGCGTGGCATAGCTTTTTTACCTAAGCCTGTTGTGAAAACATCAATAAGCTTATAATTTTCGTATGCATGCTTTTCATCAAAGTCGACTTTACCGGGTCTGCCTCCGTCTTTCGTTTTGCTGTTTGAAGTTCTGTATCTGATTGTTGAATTAGTCTTTATGTTTGTAATCTCTGTTTTGTTCCACTTAAAATGCCGCTGCATTTTTGTAGAATTGTTTTCCAAAATTTCGTAGATGTCATTAAAGGTTGTGCTTGCTTGCTCTTCTGATGTTGCACAAATGTCAATATCGTAATTGCGTATGCCGTTGACAGGCGTGAGCAGAGCAAAATCTTCAAATGTAAGATAGCCATTTTTTCCTGCGCCTCGCCCGACCACACAAACTAAATCGGGAAATCTTAATACACCCGGTGCGGAATATGTGCAATTATGCAGAATAAAACAAAACTTTTCCCATGCAAATAATTCGTATGGAAAATATTTCTGTAGAGCAAAATACTTTTCAACCTGCTCATTGTCAACATAGACTTGCTCATTTTCGAATACTTTTTCTATGAAATTTACAAGCTGTATTTGCTCTTTGCATACACGATATTGACCACTTTTTACTTGCTTTATGTAATCGTCAAGGTATTTACAGTTCGTCATCAGATTCACTCTCAACTTTGTCAATCGACAACCCCATTTGTGAGAGAATCGCTAAGCGCTGTTTGTTGTACATCACGGCATTTTTTACTGAGGGATTGTCCTTCATATATTCTTTACCGGTGGCGCTGATAGCTTTGTATGTCAAGCCATTTTTGCGGATGTCCGCCTGCATTTTACGCTCAAGCTTCGTGCAAAAAATATAGCTGTCAATTAAATCTCTATAGACTTCAATGTTTGCCCCCTTCAAAGTCAGTTGCTCAATTAAGCTGTCTTTGATTTCTGCAATTTTAATTTGTGCCATTTATACTACTCCTCTCTCAAAAATTTCTCGTGTGCGTGCGCGAGACCAAACTGTCGTGCCTTTACACCGTTATCCATTGGCCTCAGAATTTTTCGATTTTTTACCCGGGGGTATGTCTTTTTTCGCTCACCATCGTTCAGCAAACTCATCTTTTAATTTTTTCGATTCGTACTTGTGATGTTCTTTGTAATGGCAATCCTTGCAAAGGCATTCGAGGTTGTTGATGTCGAGAGCAAGGTCAGGTCTTACTTTGAGATATAGTTTGTGATGCACTGCCTCGCAAGGGCTGTACTTACCTACTGCTCGACAGCGTTCACATTCGTAATGTTCTTTCGCTTTTTTTGCATCTCTGACTTTTTGCCAATCGGCCGTTAAATAGAATCTATACGCCTTGCCCTCACGGATTTGGCTAATGATCCAGTCCGTTGTTACTTTTCGTTTTATCATTACAATTTAATTGTACAACAGGTTTAATCGCTTCTACTGACATCTTTCTTTGTGCAATATGTACAAATGTTAAGCCCACGAAGTTTTGCGCAAAGCAATCGCGCCTCTTTCAGCCAGCGAAACACCGTGCGTTCGTCTGTATAGTTATTGACAGCAAACTTGGTCACTCTCAAATTTATTTCACCTTTGTGCAACGGTTTTGTTGGTGCAACAAAGTAAACAGCGCTGACAGCTTGACAGATGTAGTCTTTACCACTATTGGTCAAGGTATTAAGTGTGTCTGCCACAGCAAGCAGGTCAAGTTGTAATGCTCGGTGCATTGTCTTGTCAGCTACAACCTGTGCTTTGTTTGGAAATCCAAGAGAGGCATAAAGTCTAAACTGTGAAATTGTATAATCTCTTGTTGTATCTCTCAAATCCTTGCACCTCCGATTTTCTTGTGTTTATGGCTATTGGCCAAGTAAGTAAAATGAAAAGACGCACCCGTGAAGTCATTTATCCACATTTCGTCTTTGTAAAAATAATATCCTTCGGGACAAGGCAAAGCCTCACCTCGTTCGAGTTTTCTGTATTCTCGTTTTTTTCCTTCAACAACTTTGACCTCAGGCTTATTGAGATTGCGAGATGTTTTCAAGCGCTTCTTACCATTGACATCTTTTCGTATGTATTTTGCAAGGTCAGCATAGTTTCCGTCTTGGTAGAGCGGAGTGAAATTTATTCCGTTTTTCCACGGCCAAGCCGCTGTTAATATTTCTCTTGCGCAATCCTCAATCACAATATGCAAATGCCAATTCTTTCCGAGCTTGCCACATTCGCAGTAGCCGATGTATTTAAACTTGATTTGTTTCTTATCTGTCCTGCGTTTCACTCGTTTAAAAAAATTCGACACAACCCTCTCAAATTCATCTTCGGTAAATTCACCAAACGGAGCGGAGAACCTTGCGAACCAGTCGCCCTCAGAGAAGTTGCAGAGGATAAGCCTCTGTGTGTGTTGCTCTCCTCTAAGCCGGTTTGCTCTTGTTTGTTTCTCGCTTGATTTTGATTGATTGATTTGTCGAGCAAGATTTTTCTTGCTGCGTTTACGAATTGATTTATAATATTTGACCTCGAGCAAAGGTCCTGATTTAATTTCAGCTTTGTATGTAAACATATTAAACTTCCCATTATATATGTAAAAACTAAAACGGTCACTTAACTAATTCCTTGAGCAGGCTATTAAAGGAGTATCTCAACTCCTTTTTTGTGACTATTATTATTCTATTTTCATATTAAAAAAGTCAGATGATATAAATATGCAGTAGTCCGTCTGACCACCGAACTACTGCTCTGTGCAACCTTGCCGCTGCAATTGTGTGTTTGATTTTTGGTGCATTCTTTTTTAACAGCTTAATCAAAGCGGAAGTCGTCACTTTGATTACTTTTTTTATATAGGATTAACTTGATTTGAATTTCCTTTAAGATTTTGCAGCCGGCAAGAATATTGCCTTATTTTAAATACTGAAGTATTCCTTGTAGCTTTTTGCGATACCCTGACAATTGTCAGACTTAACCGGCACGTGACAAGCTACCTTTCTAATGTTATCAGCATCCAGTTCTTTAAAAATTTCTGATGCTCTCGTTTCTTCTGTCGATTTATAAAATTTAAAAAGCAAATCCACAAATGGTATGTTTCCAAACTCATCCAAAAACGCTGTATCATTTTCGGTTAGTGTTTTTAAACATTTTTCCTTGTATGTATCCGATGTATCAGACAGAATAAAAAGTTGATTATAAACATCGTGCTTTGTGAGTAGGTCAATAATCTGTAAAGCTATTGACAACGCTTTCGGATCGTGTTCAGCGATTGCTTTTGATAATTCCGTTAGTTTACAAGAGGTTTCTCTTGTTCGATTAATCCATTCAATGTGCTCTTTGCTTGCAAAAAAAGTGTCCGTCCTAAATCTACGGTACTCTTGTAAAAGCTTATATTTTGCCTTAACGCAAGACTTGGCGGATAGCAATCCTATTTTCGTACAGCTATATACGGCAGACATTGACAGAACAAGCCATCTGTTGAATATATCAAGCTTATTGATTTCATTAACATCAAGAGCGCCGTCAATAAACGCAACAACGAGCTTGTCAAGCTCTGATAATGTTTCTGCCGGCGCTGTCGGTCTGTCCTGTGTTTCCGCTGCAACTGTTTTTTTGGATTCAGCCATTGTTGCTTGCCTCACTTTCAAGCCATTTTCTAATAATTTCTTCATTTTCAAGACAAGGAGCATCACAATTTTCGCAATAACCGCAAACATTGTTATTTAATGTGTCAAGCATAATATCAAGCATAAAATGTGTCATTTGCTCTTTGCTCATTGATTTGATTTTTTCAAAGTTAGTCATTTTGTCTGTTCTCCTTTATCAAACAACATCTTTTATATTTTTTTCCGCTTCCACAAGGACAAGGTGCGTTCCTATGACTATTCTCAGGTGGGTGATATGTAACGGTAGCGAGAAAAGATATATTACAATCTTGTGTATAATACTCACATATGTCAGCAGGCTCTTTAGTTATATGGGCTTTCATTCTTGCTCCCCCTTTCTTGCTCATTCCATAATTTCAAAATCTCGTGATATTCTTCATCGTTTAAGTTAAGTCCTGTTTTTACATATGCGCAATCAACGCAATAACTTGAGTATTGCAATCCGCATTTATTACAATGCATTGTTGCTTACCCCCTGTCCATTTTTACCCCACAGTAAGGGCAATATGGATACAAATCAAAGCCCTCATAAAAAGTGAGAAAGTTGCCGCACTCAGAACATAAATAATTTGCATAACCGACACCCTCGCTGTCATATTCCCAACTTCCGTGCTTAATCTCTTGCATTTCACACACGGTTGCTTCGTTGAGTTTACTACCGTCAACTTCGATAATATGCTTAACTGTTTCAGCATTTCATTTTGAATTAAAGTATGTCGTGTTTACACTACCGTCTGCGAACGGTATATCTAATGCATAATCACCGCATACCTCACGGATTTTTAATTTATTATCCATCATCATTTTTCACTCTCCTTACCTGTTTTATTTTGATTTTCAAAGTAAAATTCAATTGGATTGTCCGTCTTTTTAATCAATCCGTACTTTACAGCTAATCGAAAAATAAAGACCTTTTCGAGCCTCGAAAGCAACTTTCCTAATTCTTTTTTAAAATCTTCGACTGTCCTTGTCGATTTGTAAAAATTGCACATTCGACAAGCAGGGTTGAAATTTTCAATGTCATTTGCTCCGTCATACCAATACACGCTCTGAATATGATCAACTTGCATGTCCTTTAATTTGAGTGTACAACCGCAGTATGCACAGTGACCGCTGTACTTCTCATAAACTTTAAGCCTTGTTGCTTTTGATATTGATTTTCTCTGACTCAACCAAATCACTCTCCTTAATCAATCATTTTTTCCTCCTAATCTGCGTAATCGTACAAACCGAGCGGTTTAATTTTTCTTGCGGCTATCTGCGCAACAAACTGGCCGTAACTGTAACTTGTGCCGTGCTTTGCATTATAATCGGCACAGTAAAGACACATTCTGTCTATTCGGTCGAGTTTCTTCTTGCGACCTCGTTTCTTTTTTTCTTCACTCATTTATTTCACCTAATTTCAAATACTTTAATATTTTTTCGCTCGCCTCGTCGCAACCATAACATACAGCGACAGCGTAGCCTTGTTCATTAAGGCTTTTTAGCCATTCGGTTTGTTTTTTGGTCGGCTTATTTTTGCCGTACTTAAGTTCAATAAACAAGCCGTGATAACCTCCACGGCTGACTGGTAAAAACAAATCCAGCACACCTGCCTTTACCCCTTGCTTTTTAAGGTTGGCCGCTTCGAGCTTATTTCTGCTCCCACCGTTCGGAATGTGGAACATCAAATCAATTTCAGGATACTTTGCCCGGATGAAGGTCGTCCACTGAAATAACTTCCGCTGTTGGTCAGCTTCATACTGCTTCATCGGCAGGTCATCCTTTCTCGTTTTTTAAAATCATTTCACTTTCGATGTAGAGTGCTTTCAAACTGTTTACAAGATTTTCGTCAACGATTTCGCAGGCGGCTATAAACCCGTAGGCTATCATACCGAATTTAATAGCAAAGTAGGGAACACTTTTTGAATTGTATCTTAATGTCAATGACATTTCTTGTTGCGGCATATCTGCAAACGGACTGAGATAAGTACGGTCGATGAACATAAGTCCCTCAGATGTGCTTATTGGTAATAATATTTTGCCATTATACGCAATTTCGATGTCCCACATTTCAGCGAGTGACTCATCCGCTGTACTGTCATTAACATCAATTTCAGGTTTTCCCTTTGCGATAATAAATGTAATCTTATCTCTTTGCGCATCGTTTATGTCATACAACTTACATATGTAGTTTTCATTCAACAATGGCAGTTCAAAAATTGGATAAACCGCATTGCCGTCCGAAAGCCACTGTTCTCCTTCGCTGGTCATAGATATATAAATTGACTTGTTCTTTTTACATATGTCGAATGCTTTTTTATTTTCATTGTTAAGCCTCATTTCAGTAGTTCGTCTGTCGTAACATTAAATAGATTTGAAATATCTATTATAGTTTTAATATCAGGTTCAAATTTTCCCTGCTCATAGTAAGATATACTTGTTCTGCTCAAGCAGAGTTTTTCACCCAATTCTTCCTGCGTTAATTTATGTTTAAGCCTTAACGCTTTTAATTTTTCGGGGAACGCCAATATTATCACTCCTATTTATCTAACATATTTTTGATGTGCCTGATAAACATCAGATTCATCAGATCTTGCGTATATTTGTGTTGTAGTCAGTTCTTCGTGGCCAAGCATTAGTGATACTTGTTCAATTGGCATACCGGCTCTAAGGGCATCGGTAGCCATGGTTCTTCTGAATCTATGTGGGTGACAATTTTCAATTCCAATGTCTTTACCAAGCTCACGAATGATATTTTCTATTTGTCCTTTTTCAAGCCTTTTGTATTCACCTTTTATTTTAACTTTACTAACGAACAAAGCATTGTTGGTGTCTGACCTCGTATTTTCGTATTTTTCCAAAGCAAGTTTTGCTTGTGCGTTAAGATATACGTATCTTTGCTTGTTACCCTTGCCTGTGATAATCAGTTTATCATCTTTAACGTCACTGCGATTTGCATTTTCCACTTCTGTAACTCGACATCCTGTCGATAATAGAAATTCTATGATTGCCTTCAACCTCAAATCTTTTCCGGCAGCATCTCTGATTTTTTCGGTTTCAATCGGTGTAAACGGCTTTCTGATTACCTTTTCAGCTTTTATTTTTGTGATTTTTTCTGCCGGATCATTTGGTATGTAGCCTTCAATTCTCAGTGTTTTAAAAAATGATTTTAAGTATCTTAATTTTGTATCAAGATAACTGTTTGATACATTTTTATTTAATTGTTCAAAAGCAAGGTATGCACGAATATCATTAACCTTAATGTCTGCGATAGGCTTATTTATTGCTTTAAGCATCATTTGTATTTCATTGTTATAAGCTTTTAGACTTTTGTCAGTTAAACCACTAATTTTTTTAATGGCTAAAAAAGTATTTACTAATTTTTGATTCGGAGTAACTGTTTCGGTAGATAAAGCGTAGGTTTCTTTTTTTAGAGAATATTTTGTCAACAAGACTGACAAAATTTGCTCAACCTTGTTTGCCTCATTCACAGACATATACTTTAGGCATTGTGTTGTTACCATTCGTACGAATTCTGTTTTATCATCCATAGATACACCTTCTTTACTTTCGGTTTTGCTTTTGTTGCAGTATTGCATATTTTTTTCGCGCTTGATATAGGCGAGCTGACCTGCAATCGCTACAAAAGTCAGCACTTTTTCGTTCAAAAAAATCTTTTCCACAACGCTTACAATGTTGTACGGGTATTCTTTTAAATGATGTGCAACTGTCGCAATCTTTTTCGCATGCAATACAGCCTTTGATATTGCTCCAATTCAAGCACATATCCTTTTGCCAATATTCACTGTATTCCTCATCAACATTTGAGTTCGTTTTTGCAACACAAAGTAAATCTCCTGCGATGATTGATAACAATAGATTAGCTTTGTTTTTTTCTTCGTCCGACATAAGTCGCTTGTATTTTAACGGCTTGTCAGGCGTTCCGTCTCCAAAGTTTCCGTTGCCTATATAATTTCGTACTTTGTCAAGATTTTCCGTGAGATACTTATCAAATACACGTCCTCTGATAGCTTTAACTGATCGACCGATTCTGTCGGATATTTCTTCATATTTGCTTCCGCATTTAATCATTTCGCCAAGTAAAGTGTATTCAGATTCAGCCCATTTTTGATGGTTATCAGCTTTTACAGGACGGTATTTGATGTTTAGGTCATTAATTCTGCGCTGTATGGCTCCTTCGCTACGGCACAATATTTGTGACAGTTCTTTGTAACCATACTTTTGCTTTACAAGCAATTCTTTGAGAAGGTTGTCTTCTCTGTTCGTCCACGGAGTTGCTTTGATAAATCTGTTTCTTACTATGTCTGCCTCTCGTTTTTGATTTACCCAATCAGGCTCAGGTCCTAATTGATATCTTTCAAGTTTTGAAAAATCTAAAAAATATTGATTTTTCTCCGCCCACATCCAAAATTCATCTATGTAAACAACGGTAAAATTTGTTTTTGAACTTCTTGATATGTTGTGAGTAGGCAGATTCCTATTTTTTACCCACGATGTTTTTAAATAGCTGGCAGAAGTGTTTGGACGAATGAGTTTATAAAGACTGCTTATTGTAATGTATCTATAGCCATTACTCAAGAAAGGTCCTAAGTTTAACTTACCGGCTTTTAGCCTTATTGCACATTCGGATCTATCAAGGTGCTTTGTTATAGTGGCCATATTAACGTTACCCCAAGCAGAAATAAGATAATCTATTTCATCGGCCGTCCATGTTTTATTTATCCTCGACATTTTGTAAATCTACCACCTTACAATCTCATTAAGCTGTTTTTTAATGATTTGTAAAAGCGCCTCTTCTTGCATAGATTCATACCTTCTTATAGCAGTTTTGAATGTGAAACATTGGAGTTGTCCAAATTTCAGCACCTTTAGAACACTCAGCAAAATAGTTCGTATATGGATCACTCAAACTATCTCCAATTTTAACCACCGCTGCACAACCTATCATCGACAGTGCTGTATAGCACATCAGAGCAGTTGATTTGCTGAGCTCTTGGCAGACAATGACACATTGTGTTTGATAATTGATGTCATGATTTTTCAGTACCTCACAAAACGCAATTACATTTGCTCCGCCACCGACCGTAGGCTCAAGAACCGAGATATATCCTTTTTGGGATAATTCAGCTTTTGCATTTTTCTCGTCAAACAAGCTTTCCGCCATTGCATAAGATACGGTGTACGGCGTGAAAAACTGTCCAAGAGCGCTGCTTCCCATATCAAGTTGCATATACAAATCCCCCAAAAAATCTTGAAATGGATTTGCTTCGAGTGCATTAGTTATCTCGGCGAAAATTTTTACAATTGTTTCAAATTCGCTTTCACTATAATTTTTGGCGATGTCTTTATAGCGATTTTTGTTTTTTACAAATGTTTGATTAAAGCAAAAAGTATTCTGAATGCTTAGCGCAAGCATTTCTATACAATCGTTGAACACTTGCCACAATGACCTTGATCCGGACAATTGGTCGAATAATTTAACAAGTTCTTTGTATTCGGATTTAACTTTGATTGATGCCATTTTCTTCACCTAAAGCGGACCATCTGCACCTGCTCCGCTTTCAATGTCAGAATTTATTTAAAGAGGAGTAAAAAAGTTTATATAGCAAGCTGTGCAGAGCTTGTTATCGGTTAATTTGTTCGGGCATCTGCACCTACCCGAAAATACAATTAAAGAAAGAAGGTATTAAATGAGATTTATATAATCTCACAAGTGCAGTTGTGTGATTAACTTATTTAGTTTATTTTACTTCACCTGTTGTAAAAATCGGATGTGTGCCGTCACGGAGCTGAATTTCTTCATCACTCATCACATAGCCGAGTTTGACGAGTAGATTATAAAATCTGTTGAGTTCGGGGTTGATGTTACGAGTAATACCCTCATAGTATGAAAAATCAATATAGCTACTATCGTAAAAGCCGCTGAAAAACGCATAGGCCATAGCCATAAGCGTTTTACCTGTGTCTGCAAGACAATCGTCAAGGTTTATACATTCGCCTTCATCGTATTTAAGTCCGGCAATTTTAAGAAGAGCAGCATCATCGTATCCGCTGTTTGCAGACATTGCATACATTATGTATGCAATCAAATTTCGTTTACTGTCACTATCATTAAAATTTGCGTCAAGCATAAAGCCCTCTCTAAGAGCTTTACAGCGATTGTCGATTTCATTTCCCTGCGCCCGCAGTTCATTGCGCATCTGCCTTTCGGATTCTCTTTTGGCGTCTTCTTCGTCGGCTTTTATTTTATCGTCTTTTGTAATTTCAACATAAACGCTAATATCATTGCTGTACGCCGACATATAGTACATACGCTTTTTGCCGTCATCAAAAGATTTATCTTTAAGCGTTGAGAGGTTGTGATATCCCTCGTATTTATATCCTTTCGGTGCACCGCTCGTTTCGCATTCAAGTAATCCTTTATCGCTACATACTTTCTTGATTTCATCACGAGTATGTTTGCGCTCCTGTTTTGCTTCTGCGGCATAAATTGCGCTGTTAAAGTTATTTGTGCCGATAGTTTTTAATAACGCATTGCGTTCTTCTATATCTTCAATTTTGTTGAGCTTTTCATAATCCTGCAAGGTCGGTTGTCTGAGCTGGCTTTCTTTGAATGATTCCTCGTCAAGTTCACAGAGTTTTACTCTCAGCCTTATTTTGCTTTCGGAAAAGCCTGTTTTTTCGGCAACCTCTGCAACCGTATCACCGAGGTCGAGCAACAGCTGACAGCCCTTTGCTTCTTCATAAACTGTCAAATCTGACCTTTGCATATTCTCTGTGAGCATCGTTGACAGCTGTTCTTTCTCTGTCATTTCAACAATCGCACACGGCAGTTCGGTCAAGCCTGCCTGCTTTGCGGCCGCAAGCCTGCGATGTCCGATGATAACGGTAAAATCATCCCAGTTATCATTGTTTGGCACTACGGTCAAATTCTGTAAGATACCGTTTGCTTTGATAGATTCTGCAAGTTCTGAAACATCGCCGATAACCTTTCTTGGATTATCAGGGTGTGGATTAAGTTTGTCAGTGGGTATCATTTGTAATTTAGATTTTTTATTCATTTATATAATCTCCTTGATTTTCGCAAGGTCATCTGATATAATAATGTTGAACTGTATTTATACGCAGATAGCCTTGTGTTATTTGCGGACCGTTGATTGCTTGCACTACAATCAACGGTCTTTTTCTTTTGTGTTTAAAATGTAATCAATCATATGCAAACACGCTTTAATATTTACAGCCGATGGATTTAATAAGCATTCACGCATATCTTTGAGTATATGCGGTATGTTGTCAATAAAATCAATTGTGTATCCTGTATTTTCATAATCGTAAAGTTTGCGAATACAGCCATAGAACTCGTTTGGTACATCTTTGTAGTCGTGCATTTTTCCGTAGATGTCCTTGACTTTGATTTCGCTGTCTTGATTTAAAGTTAATCTTTTCATCGGTTACACCTCTTTGCTGATAAAATCTGTAGCACGATATAGCGTTACGTAATCCCCATCAAGGTCGTCATCGTAATACTGTGCTATCTCATCGCTCATCGCTTTAATTATCACGGCGTAGTAATCTTCTTCCCATTCTTTCGCCGCTTCAATTATTTCATCGAGCGTAAACTTGCCTTTAGCTTTTTTGAGTTTCAGGCACCAGCGTCCCTCAACATCATATCCGCTTTCGACTGTTGTCCCCTTTTTCATTTACTGACCCCCACACATTCAATATTGAATGCTTCGGATTCAGGCGTTTCAAGGGCTTTGAGCTTGCGTTTTAGCTCTCGGTTTTCGTGCCTATAACCGCTTGACGCTGTTTTCTCGAGGGCAAGATCTGTTCTTGCGTTTCTCAGCTCAATACTGAGATGTCTGTTCTCTGCTCTGAGGTTTTCCACATCTTTGAGCAGTTTTCTGCGTGTCGGATAGTTTCTTAACCACATTTGTTACACTCCTTTTCAGTTAATGCTGTATAGATTTCTCTTTCTACGAGCACGCAATCTTTGACTTCGCAAAGTAAAGGTGTGAAATTCGGCTCAACGGTTTCGCCGTCTGAAAGTCGTACAGCATAAAAATCGTCGCTTTTTATGTACAATTTGCCATCTGAGGCTAATACAAAAATATCGCCTTTTTTCAAGTCTTTAAAAGCAATATGTTCACGGTTATTTGCACGGTTATTTGCAATGATTTCCATATATTCACCTATTCTTTCATTTATTTGATTTGCGACATCTCGTATGGATGTTGATTTTATGACATATGTAATTAAAAAAGTCATAATTCTTAGAGCGTTCGGCTCGGCGATTGTCACACTTTGATTTGTACTCGAGGTATCTTTCACAATCTGTATGACATCTTGTCGTCCGTATCTGACAGCCGTAGCACGGCGAATTTATCATTTTTATACCGTCCTTTCGATTGCGTTGCCGCTGCCGAGCAATTTGTTGAGCAGGACGGTGAGCAATGATATATCTGCACCGCTTGCATAGGTCTTTAGCCGGTCAATCGGTATGTTGTAGCTCCAACGCCCTTTGTCGCTCTGTACGGCTGAACCGATAGGCAGGGTTTGTTTTTTTAGGCCCTCATAAACATAATTGAGAGCAACTCCGAGATATTCAGCCGCCACGGTCGGCGGTACATCTCTGTACTCCTGATTTGTTTTAGGGTTGATAAGGATTTTGTCGTTCATTTAATCACCTCAAATCTATATTGATCGTACAAGTGCCGATTTTTGCATTCGTGATACACTGTGCAACACGCTTATTCCAATTTTTGATAGCAGTTGCTCTGTCGGTGCTGTAATCGCCAAAGCAGGTAGCCGAGGCACAATTATCATTAGTGCACTCAAACATATACATCTCTTCGTCAGCGTCTTTAGGGCTTATATTCTCAACTGTTACCTTGCTACCACAAAACGGACAAGGCAAAAATGCATTGTTTCCCTCCTTATGCATTTTTGCACCGCAATAGGGACAATATGGGTACAATCTATTGTTTTGTCATAATGATGTATTTATGGCAGTTTGTGCAAGTAAACCAAGCAAAACCACAAATATCTTTTTCAAATTTCCACTTTCCGTATTTAATCTCTTACATATCACACACGGTTGCTTCGTTTGGTTTACTTCCGTCAACTTCGATAATATGCTTAACTGTTTCGGCATTTTGTTTTGAATTAAAGTATATCGTGTTTACACTACCGTCTGCGAACGGTATATCCAAAGCATAATCACCGGATACCTCACGGATTTTTAATTCTTTTTCAATCATCGCTCTTCACCAATCCTCTCCGTCAAAACTTAATTGCCCAGGCAAAACACCATCCTGCATCCACCAGTGATAAACCTCAAGTCCATTAGCGTGTTGTGTAGCTTTGCCTCTTTGCTTTCTCACTTCAAGCATCTTGTCGAATGCTCTTATATACAAATTTCGGTACTTGGGATATCGTGCAAATTCCGCAAATCTCTTCTTACTTGCCATTGGACAGCCAATGCATCCAACACGGTCAAATCCACAACTGTATAACGGATTAAGATTAATGTGTTCTTGGTTGATGTACTCCCTAACATCACTATCCGACCAATCACAAATAGGGTTGAAGATTATCTTCCCTTGTAACTGACAATGCTCAACTATCTGCCTCTTATCGTCATTGTCATTGTTAAGGACAATTCTATTTGACAGATTAGAAGAATAAGTTTCGATTATTCCCTTCGACCGTCTTTTCGTGCTTTCGGCTCTTCGCACTCCTGTGGCAATAGCACGATTCTTACCGCCTGTTTCTTTCAGAATTGCACAACAATATCTTACTAACCTTGTGGGTGGAATACCTTTTTGTACTATCAGTGACCACATAGATGTCGGCTTTCCCTTGTATCTTGGCATATCAATGTTGCATTTTATGCCTTTAGATTCCAATTCCTTAAATTTATTGCGTATGTGGTAAACTGTTTCGGGAGCATCAGCCGTTGTGTGACTATGTTGAACCTCAAAGTCTATGCCTGATTTAATCGCTAAATCTAAAATAATGTCGCTGTCTTTACCACCTGAATAACAAAGCATAAGCGGTTTATCATAGTAGCGTTTACTTATTTCTGCTCCGTCACGAAGTCGCATTATAGCAACCTTTTCTAAGTCCATTACTTTTTACCGTCCTCAATAGGCTGATTCCAACACTTAACACAGTTATCGTCACAATCATCTATGTCCGTCAGTCCTAACGTATGTGGACATACACCTTTAGGTGCTCCGTCATCGTCAAGCGGAGCATTCGGATAATTCTTCAAGAACTCCGTAAGAAATGTCTTTTGCGGATGTGCATCCGACCATTTTTGAACGATTTCGATTGCCTTTTCGGGATAGAGCATTTCAAAAGTTATACAGCTCATAAATTCATCAGATGTCCCGTTATTTTGACTGGATAGCGGGCACTCGGAACATTTAATTTTGCATCCTTCCTCCCTTGTTCTTTTCGTCATCCTCAGCTTCTCAATAAAATATTTCTCTGTTTTTGAGCAATCAATCATTTTTACCATTCCTTTCTGAGGTAATAAGTTAAGCAGACTGCTTAAAAAAACTGCCTTGGATCAACATCAAACACCTGACATATTCCCAAAAGCTCTTCTGCTATAACCTTCTTGTTGTGTTTTTCTCCTTAAAATGCTAAAATCAAATTGTAAGGAGGTGATGCTTATGCGTTTAAATAACGACTGTGTTCGTGATATTCTTTTGAGTGTAGAAGAAGTGTGTGACTTCAACGAATCCTTTCGATACAGTAAATTCAGCAACGATTTTGAAAGGCTTCAACCATACTCTCATGACGAAATTATCTACCACATTAAACAATGCAAACTTGCAGGTTTAATTACTTCAATGTTTGCTACTGACGGTGGCGACTATTTAGAAGTAGGTGATTTAACTCCCGAAGGTCACAAGTTTTTAGCAAATATTCGTAACGATGATATATGGAATAAAGTTAAGAAGATTGCCGGAACCGTGGGGAGTCACTCGCTTTCTGCAATAACACAAATATCAGCGAATGTTGTTACTCAGCTTATAAAAGCTCAATTTGGAATTACTTAAATCTTATTGTCTTGCCGGCGGCTTCTTTGGAGCAGTCGGCAAGTTCTTTGTCTGTGGGTATTCTGAAATTCTTCATACAATAAACCACCATTGCTCTTGTAGCAATTTTCCATTTTACAGCTTTTATGATTGCCACTACTGCTACTACGGTAGCGACTACAGCATATATGGTTAATGCCATTTTTACCATTCCTTTCGTTAAGCTGTTTTTGTGTGTTCAGAAAAATCAAGCCGCCGAACCGAATAAATCTTCGATAGATAAATCAGTTTGTAAAACCGACTTTAAGCGGAGAGCTTCATCAAGCGTAAATGGATATTCCCCACGCATTTTTGCACAGAACTGTCCGTATGAAATTCCCATTTTCTCGGCAACTTCTTTCTTTTTCATTTTCTTTTCAAAAATGATTACTTCGATTTTGTCAAACACGATTTTTCACCTCCTAAATGCGATATTTCGTGTTTCTATATTAAATATAACACGGTATTTCGCACTTGTCAACGGATTTTTAAAAATATTTTTACGAAATTTCGCATTTTAGTATTGATTTTTCGTAAACAGCGTGTTACAATCAGTAATAGTAAAGGGTGATTAACTTGACAAGAGAAGATTACATAAAACAGTTAATAAGTGACAAAGGATTTAGTGTAAAAACCTTTGCCGAAAAAATTGAAATACCATACAGCACACTTAGATCTATGCTTAACGGCTCTATTGGTGGAGCTGCTGTTGATAGTGTGATTAAAATTTGTGCAGGTTTGGGAATTAGCATAAATGATTTGCAAAATTGCAATGCGGTTAAACTACCTTTTGAAACATCAGACAAAGAAAAGAAACTTATAATCGCATACAGAAATAACCCCGAAATGCAACCTGCAGTCGATAGATTGCTCGGTGTGGAAGATGAAATATTGATACCGACCGTAAAAGCCGCACGAAGTGACGGCAATAATCAACCAATTGAAATAGTTAATCTTCCTGATCTCAGTAAGTTTGAGCCTGACGATACAGACTTATAAGCATTACATAATAAAAAACACCCCATAGGTTACACTACCTATGAGGTGATGAAATTTGAATTATGGTAAATACAAACAGGCACGCAATGCCTCTTGGCAATGCTTGATTGATTATAATATAAACAGTCTGCCTGTTAAAGTCAGTCAGATAGCTAAACAATCTGATATTGTTTTATTAAAAAATTCGGCGGTCAATCTGCTAAGCGAAAATGAGAGCGGAATAACTTTGATGCAAGATGATAAGCTGTACATCGTCTATGCTGATGAGCAATCTCCCCAGCGTTGTAGATTTACAATTGCCCACGAACTCGGGCATATCTTTTTAGGGCATCTGTTTGCTAAAAATGGTAAAGGTTTTGTAATAACCGACGATGCCGAACATTCGGCAAATGTGTTTGCTCGAGATTTGCTCGCACCAGCCTGTGTCCTTCACGAATTGCACGCACTAACTTCCGCTGCTATTGCAGAATTATGCAACATCAGTCTTGAGGCGGCGACCTACAGGGCTGAACGAATAGCAGAACTCGAACGCAGAAAAGCCTTTTATCTGCACCCACTTGAACGGCAAGTAAAGAAACAATTTGCAGATTTTATTAAGCAAAAAGAAAACCTACCATAGTGGCAACTATGGTAGGAAAAATAGGAACGGTGAGAAGTTGGACCTTCTCTAATATTATTTTAATATACGATATATATTTTGTCAATATATATCATATATCGCAAAAAGAGGAGGATTTGTATAATGAAATGTCAAAAATGCGGGGCTGAGGTTCCTGTCGGTGCAAAGTTCTGTAACGAATGCGGAGCGAAGATTGAACAGGTTGCTCTGTTTAAAGACGACGAATCTAAAAACACAGAACCCTGCAAGTGTGAAAGTTGCGGTAACATCATACCGAATAATTCAGTATTTTGCCCGATATGCCATACATATCAAAAAAACAAATTCAGCCCTACGGGAGAAGCTGAAAAAACGACTGAAAAAAAGCCTATATATCGCACTCCACATTTTTACATTGCTTTGCTGATAGCTTTGATATTGACCGCCACTGCGGTAACTGCCATTTCGCAATGTAGCAACCAACCTGATATTCAAGAACCGGTAACAACTTCTACCAATCAAACCTCTAACGATACCTCAGAAACCGATTTGTTTGAGTGGTATGATATAACTCCTTTTTCTATTGATATTCCTAAAGAGTGGACGCATAAAGCTCATGACGGTTACCATTATTTTTACGACCCTGACGGAAACAGGCTGTATATAAGTTCATCTCAATCGAATATTTCACCATCTCAATTTACCTCAGGCTATGTAGACAGCTTTCTTGATGGCTTTGCAAATTCGTTTGATGACTTTGAAGAAATAAGCAGAACTACAACTCATATAGATGACTTTCTCGCTTATCGTGTAATAGCAAATTTGGAATTATCCGGAGATAAGTATTACGGCACAATGTATGTGTGGGTGACGAAGAATTATTTGTGTTGTATGCTTTTCACAACCGAAGGCGATGAGCAATCTGAAGAATTTGATTTTTATGAAGACATCATTGTTAATTCTATAATAACATATTCTTCAAAAGATGTTCGTTCACCTGAAGAAGATTCAGCAGAAAAAGCTACTGAACCCGAAACAGAACCGCCTACCGAAAAACCTACAGAGTTTAAAGATACTTTAACCGAGCTTTATTCAGATAGCGACATAGCCGTTTATTACAGCGATACGGAGCAGGCTCCTTATTCGGATGAAGAAGTTGATGTTCATTTTTATATAAAAAATAAAATGGATAAATCTATAACCGTACAAGCCGACACCGTCATCTTAGACGGAAGAAGCTACAACAAGTTAGTCTGTAGCGCTCCGATTTCAGCACACAGCGAGGGCATGATTGAAGTCAGTGTGAAAGATTGTAAAAACTTCAATCCATCAACCGTAGGAGCTGATTTAATATATTTCGATACAGATACCTATGATAATGACGTTAAAATGAACCTTGTCAGCAAGAAAGTAAAATAAAATAAAAAAATCCGCCCTACCCTGCGCCAACAGGATAGAGCGGAGACCATTACAACGGGTGCAATGGTGCATTTTTCTTAGCAAATATATTGTACCACAGCCCGTTAAAATTTACAAGATTTTAACGGGATTTTTGCACCCTTTTTTTGAGGTGAAATATGAAAAAATGTGTTAATAAAAGGTGCAACAGAGAGTTACAAGATGATTTTGGTTTTTGTCCTTACTGCGGCAAAAATCAAACCGACAGCAAGCCGAAAAACAGGCGCAGGACGAAAGGCACGGGAAGCATTTACTTGCGAAAAGACAGCAAGTCAAAACCCTATGCCGCCGCAAGTTCTGTCACTGGCAAGCAAGTGTATTTGGGGACTTTCGCAACAAAGCGAGAGGCAGAAAATGCGCTCAAGGATTATGAGTATAATCCCGTCAATGGCTTTAATATGACACTTGAGCAATTACACGATAAATGGGTAAAAACTAAAGCATATAAAAAACTTGGTAACAGCGTAAGAAGTAACTATGCAAGCGCCTACATCAAACTAAAGCCCTTGTATAAGCGTAAATTTAGAGATTTACGCACATCGGATTATCAATTCATCATAGATTATTACGACAACCCACATCACGAGGTCGGCGCAGAAGGCAAATTAAAATATCTCTTACCTAATGGTAAAGGCACTTATAAAGTCACTGATACGCCTAAAATCTGTCAGGGATTAGGTTACTCAGCTCTACATAAGATTAAATGTTTTGTCACAAGTCTTTACAATTTTGCGATGCAAGAGGATATTGTAAATAAAGACTACGGCACATTTATCGAACTTCCGGAACCCGAAGAGGTAAACGCTACACGCTTTACCGATGTGCAGCTTGAGCTTATCAGACAAAACATAGGTAAAGTGCCTTATGCTGATTATGTTTATATAATGTGCTATCTTAATTTTAGAGTGACCGAGTTTCTTTCGCTCACTACCGAACAATATCATCTTAGCGAACAAGGCATACCTTACTTTATCGCAGGCATAAAGTCAGATACCGGCAGGGACAGAATAGTGCCGATACATCCTAAAATACAACAGCTCGTTCAGAATTGCATAAATAATAACGGTGAAACAATCTTCTGCCGAACACACGAAGGTTCAGAGTTTGGCAAAGCGATGAACAAGGATTATTTCTTGAAATACGGTTTTCGTCCGGCGATGCAAGCGCTTGGCTTAGGCGATGAATTTACTCCGCACTCGTGCCGTAGGACCTTTTCAACCAGGATGTCAGCGGCAGGAGCGAGGGAGGAAGACATTATCGCACTTATGGGCCATACAGATTACAAGGTTGATATTGACCACTACATTATTCAAGAGGTTGACACTCTTTACAATGCGATAAAATTGCTGGCATAAAATAAGCCGTCCGATTATATTTCGGGCGGTTTTTATTATGGAAAATCTGTAGTTTATCTGTAGTATAAGAGATTAAAAGGCATAAAAAGAAGTGAATAATTTTGAAAATCGAAAATATTATAAACAAAGCAAAAAGCCAGTAAACAAGCCGTTTTTAGCTTAATTACTGACTTTCTTCGTGGCTCCCCCAACTGGGCTCGAACCAGTGACATCATGATTAACAGTCATGCGCTCTACCGACTGAGCTATGGAGGAATATAGAGCAAAACACCCGTTT